ATGATTTATTTGAATCCTTGTGTTCAGAAGAGTAAAAAAAGATCAGATGGATCTTACGTGGGTTATATCTGCTTAACTAGAGAGCGGCAGATGTATATGTATAATACTGGTATTATACTGAAATCCAACGAGGTAACTAAGAATTTGTCTATTAGGAGTTGTCGATCTCTTAATCTTATTAATGAGATCATGGTTAAGTTCCAAGCAAGAATCAATGATCTTGAGGCTAGGAACTTGATTGGTTGCAAAAGTTTGAGACAAATCGTGGACTTATGCAATGCGGAAAAGAAGCATGTCATTGATGTGATAGCCGAGATACTGGATATAGCCAATGAGATAAGTAATGAGAATACAAAGTTCAATTATTTGACCACCAGATCCTCGTTGATGAAATTTATGGGGGCAGATTCTTTAAATATTAATGAAGTGACGTTGAAGTTCCTCAATGATTATACCTTCTGCAACATAAAAGAATGTCCCCAGCCTCGATCCGTAATTATATATCCAACCTTAAGGCATCCATTAACCGGATAAGGGCAAAGTACAATAATCCAGAGATAGGAGAGATAGTGATTCCTTACAATCCTTTCGAGAGATATAAGATGCCTCCCATGCCAATCTCAAACAAAAAAGCATTACCTCCGGAGATTATAAGGATGATCGCAAATATTCCGGATGATACTTATTACAATAATCCATCCAGAAGTCTTTTGAATTTTATAAGGGATATGTTTATGTTGTCGTTTTATACAAGAGGGACAAATACTATTGATTTCATGATGATGAAAAAATCCAACATGAAAAAAGGCCGGTTGGAATTTGAACGGACCAAAACCATGAACCGAAGGATGGATAGGGCTTTTACCTCGATAAAGTTAGAACCAGAAGCGCTTGAAATTATCTACAAATATCCCGGAGATGGAGATCGGCTCTTATGTATAGGAGATCGTTTTAGCTCAGAAAGATCTTTTAGAACCGCCATACGACAGGGAATGATCGCTCTTCGTGATTACATCGATTATCAAGAGATGTCTTTCTATTCGGCTCGCCATTCGTGGGCCACTATAGCGAGGAATGATATCGGCGCAGATATTGATAATGTAGCTAAAGGTTTAAATCATGCTTCTGCCTTGCCTATAACGGATATCTATATTAAGCCTGATTGGGGTAGGATAGACGAGCTTAATAGGAGGGTAATAGATTTTGTTCTTTATGAAAGGCTTAATAAATAAGCGATATTGACAAATTGTAACAATAACACTTAAAAGGGCCGTATCAAGCTCTGTATTGAGTAATGATACGACCCTTTCTTTGGTCTTTTAATATGATCAAATTTCAAATTATAAGTTCATATTTCAAAATTTGAGTTTTGACACACCCTCTATCTCCTTCCTGTTACGTTCATCATTTTTCCTATGTCACACCTGCCAAGGATTCAAGTAAGGATCGTATGACTTCTGAAAAGTAGCTATCCCCCAGTCCGTAGTTGGCTTGCCGGTATTGTCCACTTTTCTTGGAATCATGGGGTTGATCTTCAGTCTGTTTGCGTCCTTTAACCAGGCCATAGATGTCTCATAATCGTTTGACCTAGTAATGGATACATTATTGGGAGAAATGTTCTTGGTAAGCTCGTAAAGGGCTAATCTGACCATGTGCTTCTTGATGTTCTTATGCCTGGGGTCCTCCAACGCTAAGTTCTTCCCGATCTCTGGGATGTCACTATTCACGTTCAACGTAGGATAGAATACCTTTCCATCGTAGACCACAAATTCATGTGGCGATAACTCATATTCATTATAGTTCGGATCATATGGTAATATCTCACCCCAACATTGAGGTCGTAAGTCTGGTGATATTGTCTCATCATAATCGGTTAATTCATACAGTTGATAAAAGTTGTCACCATAACTTACCGGATCGTATAGCTGGAATGGGGTAGGAGTCCATTTTAACGGTTCCGCTTTCTCCCAGCAGTTTGATAATGGAACTCGTATGTCATTGAACTCGTAACCATTCTCAATCATGCACTCAAACACGATCCCATTGTAGCAAACCAAATCCCCCGGTCGATAGGTCAATAGTTGGGAGTAAGGATCGGCGTTGATAAGTTCTTGGATCTCGATTGACTCTTCCCAATAAATCTTGTCGGTGGGAACCTTATAGCCACTGATAGAACGGATCACCTTATAGATATTATCCTCGTACTGGATATACGCCCCTACGGGATAGTTGATCCTTCTATCATACATCCTGATAGCCTTACCTTTCATTAACTCATTCTCAATCTCATAATTCTCCACCAGGTTCTCTAATATCGACATCTCTGCCAATTCCTCGGCTTGTATAAACTTATACTCGTTTCCCGGTTGGATTATTTGTTCCAGGGCTTCCTTGGTGATTATCTCTAAATAATCACTATCCAACAAAAATCTGTTATTTTCCATTTAGTAACTGAATTGTGGTTTAATTATTGATGTTGTTAATACGGTTCCTGTTTGTCCTCCTCGCTGGTATTTGAGCCAGCTCTTAGAAAGGAATGTACAGAGGATATAATCAAGGACATCTGTGCAGTTATGAACCAATATACCATTAGCGAAAAATTCATGCCGATCCTCTACCGTGATGTCATAGACCTTATCTATAATCCTTTCGTTAGATTTCCTTACGGATAGCTTCTTCGTCTTCTCGCATGTTACAAATGTTTTTTGTATTATCTTATCTATTTCTGCAAAGCCATCTTCTATCGTATAGAAAAGATGATCTGGGGTACAAGTGATATTTGTGTCCCCTATGGAGTAATCCTTAACCATTACGTTCTTCCCTGTTATTTCCGAGAAAGTTACTTTCTTGTATCCTTCCCTTGTCAATACGTAATCGCCAGCCTTTACATTTTCTATAGGTATTTCTCCCTCCTTAGTGGTTATCATCGTTCCAGCGGCAAAACAGTGGCCATATTTCTCATATCTTACCTTCGTCTTGGGATCTGTGACTTTTTGCTTGTTCTTTGTTCCATCCTCATTTCTGATCTGATAGACCAAATCCTCGGTCAATTTCCTACACCTTAAGTCGATATAAATATTCCATCCATCCAGACCATCGAATAACTCATTGATCCAATCAACACGGTTCTTCTGAGGGGGTTGCTTGGCTAGTATGTTCTGTTTTGGCCTTAATATGGTGTTATTCATGCAAGACTGGATAATGGTGAAATTGTTTACGCCATCCTCGGTTTGCGTGTTTCTAGCCAATCCAGCGGGATCGTCAGTCAATACCACTCCTCCGATCTGTTTTGATTCCAATAACTTATCTTTTACATACTGGGCGAACTTAGGTGTGTTATTTAGCTTGTCCTCTGGTTTTCCAAGAAATTCCTCCAAAAAATACACGTTCTTATTCTCCCAATCAATTTGTACAACCTCACATGTCATATGCGGAAATACGTTGAAGTCAAACCCTAAGATCAACGGTTTCATCGGATCATATACGTTTTCTTTTAAGTTTTGAACAAGATGCTTATCTCCGGAGAAACCTTTATACAGCGTCATGGCGTTCGCTTCTACGAAATCCCAGTTTCCATACAGAAGACGTTCCCTTGTGGCGTTATTCTTGATCTTGTTCAAAGAAGCCTCATATATTTGCCGAAAGCTCTCATCCGGATTATCAAATATGGAGAATCTGATAAATACCTCGCCATCCCTGCATTTTACGGGGTTCCCTTCCTCATCTTGCACGAACCTCTCACGCAGCCAACATGCCGCCGGGTTACAAGACAAGAACATCTTGGGTGTCTTGAATGTCTCCGATGTTTTCCAACGAATACGGGAGAACATAACATCTGCCGCTCTTTCAGATATCTCGGATGCCTCATCAACAAATACGATCGTTGCTTCCATCGAACCGAAACGGGAGAAATCCAAGTCAGCTGGAAGATCAGCCATTTCTTTCATCATGATTACGGATTCGTTCCAGAAAGTTATCGTTCCTTCTATGTTGTTTATGCAGAAATTCTCATCCTCTTTCAATCCCCATTCTTTCATCACTTTCTTAATTGTTATGAAAGTTGATTCTTTCAGGGATTTGATGGTCTTACGTGCTACCACGGCACGTATGTTTGGAAACCGCATACAACTGCTTACCAACCATGCGCTACCTATATATGAATTGTGAGTGACCAAAAAATCGTCCGTGATATACAGTTGCTCATCGCTATCAAGTGTTATACATCTACATTCTTTAGGATCGTCCAGCTCGATCACTTGTCTTATATATCTTCTATGTTCTGGGGTTATGGTTGGTTTTATCATCTTATTAAATCTCGGATCAAAAGAGAAGCGGACATAATATTTTATAACCGTACCTTTTCCCTTGCTTTTCGTGATAGTGGCTATGGCTCCTACGCTCCTTAATATATCCACTAATTGATTGGCGAACTTTTCCGATCGGCTCATGAACTCATACTTGCCGTTGTTCTTTATATTTACTTCCTTGAGCAATCCCTTAAGAAAATTTTTTCTATCCTCTAGGCTGGAGGTGACTAGGTCTTGTGGAATCTCTGTATGATTTGATCTCTTAAAATTATTAGGGTCTGGCATGATATTTCGGATATAATATCCCCAAGAGTAAGCAGTCATATAATTATCGAACTTCCCACCGAACTCTTGCTCGATCACGGTGGGAACGAAGGCAATATTTCCATGTCTAAGCCTTTTCTTTATGGTAGCAGCTACTATAAAAACTATCGTACAAGTTCCTGCATATGTTGGATATATCAAGATCAGGCATATCTATCAACCCATAATCTAGGTCTTGGTTTAGTTTTTGTCTTGCCATTATTTTACTTTTACGGTTTGTGATAAGAATGAGTTACATTTAGCGAGGAACGGTATGAAATTGGCGAGATTAACGATCGGCATAGTCCCTAACATGGTAGGTGTGGTTATTTTTGAGCACTCTGTAATAAACTCTACCATGAGATTGACAAGCTGGGTTCCCAATACCGCCGGTTCTGTAGCCCCCTCGCCAATAAATATTTGCTGTCCCTCTATCGTAACACCGGAGTTATCCAGTTTCTCATAGGAATTACCTACGCTTTCCTTTATTTGCTCTTTCCCGACTTCCATCTTTGACGATCCTACCTCGGATGTTATTTTGTCAGTGGTGATAGATGAGGTGGCTGAACCGGTCTTGTCTAGGACGGTAGATGTTATTGACGAATTGGTATACGTGGTTACGCTCTTGTTTCCATCTTCCTGTAGCTCGTTATAATCAACGCTATCGTCCGGTATTTCGCTGGTAACGCCTATATTTACCTCTTTGGTTGAGATAGTGTTGTAGGTGTCGATATGAGAGAAGGATAATATAGAGGCGTTTCCGGTACCTACGGCCCATAATACCGTAACATCTGACTTAATGGTTGGGACGATCACCTGCCCCTTGGTTAATCCGGGTATGGCGTTTATAGGTATCTCGGGTATCCTTACTGTTCCGTCCATGGAGATGAAGTCAATGGTTCCTACAGCCCCTTTGTTACCTGATGTATATTTAGCCACGAATCCATGTAATATCATCAAATTGTTCTCAGGAGCTTGTACGATCCTTCTAAGTGCCTCTGATAGTTTGTTATAATCTGCCATTATTTATCACTTAATTTGTATGGAATCTTTAATTTTTGTCTATAACCTCTTACCCCAAAAGTTGTTATCACCTCGCTTACAACATAGGTCCCGTTTCTCTCGGGATTAAGATTATCCGTCAGTCGTACCTTGCATCCGGCTTGTAATCCAAAATCACCGAAGATCGTAATATCTCCATCGATTCCGGTCTGGGATATCTCCCCGAATTTCGCTTCTGCATTCTTGATAAGAGTGTTACGGTTGACGTTATATTCATGAAAAGTACGAATGTTATAAGCAGAAAGATCGATTTTAGTGTTCTTGCCGCCATATTGGTTCGTAAGGTTGTTGTTTTTATCATATTCTGATAATAAAGTGTTCTTTAACTGGTTCTTGCTTATCTTTGTCTCATTAATCACTTGAAACTTGGATGTGTCTTTTGGGTCTCTTCTGATAGTCGCTTTAAACATGGAGTTATCCGGGTACATGGCGATAGCTTCTAACGCCATGAGCGCTGGATCTAATTTGTGGATGGACAGGTTATCCTCTGCCACGTTTTCATCAAACTCTATATCGTAGGGGGTATCCGGCATATCTTTCAGTAACGACTCAGAGGTGTTGACTGAGAAGAATGTCCTGCCTATAGCTAGATGAGGAACACCGTTATAATTTCTCATATAGCACATGATACCCCATTTCTTGAATCGATTCAATATATCGGCCACCGTGCAGCTTTGCGGGTAAATAATCTGGCCTATCTCCATGTTCATCTCTTTCGTGCTGGGATGAAGTTTTATTCCGGTACCTTTCAGTATCTTCGGCACAAATTCATTTATCTTGGTACCTTTTGCGCTGGTCTCTATCGGATCTAGGGCTGTCTGCTTTAATATATACCCCATATCCTCACACTCAAGAGTGAATGGGTTCCCAGAAATGATAGAAGTGATATATCCATCGAACATCGTTTTGAGGTTTTCGTCTATCCCGTAGCAGAGTTTTATGTTGATGCGCTTACCTCTTTTGAATAAGCTATCCTTGTCACCCACAAGTTTGACCTCTCTGGTTCCGAACTCGTCTTTCAAAGAGGATTTGATCGTGATCTGTCTCGTGAACTCCACCGTGGCTGTATTGATAAGGGTCTGGTAGGAATCTTTGATCTGGAGGTTTACAACCTCGTTGACAGTGATCTTGTTTAAGATGTGCAGTGTGTCGTTAGGATCTTCGTCTCCAATCGTGATAAGGCAATTCAGCATGCTTAAGCCATGTATTTCCATTATATCCAGTTTTGTAATTGAATAAATTGTTTGGGGTTGAACTTACGCAGGTAATCTTTTAGGCTGGCCTTGGAAACGACTTGCTCCGGGTTGGCGGCTAACCAAGCCTCACGTTTGGCGATTTCTTCTTGCATTACCTGCTTTGCAGATAATATCTCCTGTTTTTCTTTCTCCTCGAACTTTAACGCTTCCGTATTTCTCTCAAACACGGCGTTAATCGTATAGTTCTGTACGTTTGAGAAACCGATTGCTTGAGGGAGGTCATAGGATAGTATAAGAATGGTGCTAATCTCGAACATATCGAGATATGGGGATTGACATGTTATCACGTCCTTATGTTTCAATATCTTGATCAAGTCCATGACCTCTTTTGTCGGGTATACATCTTGGTAGGGACTGACTATTTTGCCGCTGATGGTAATATTATAATCTCCCCCTGATATGTATTCCTTACGGGTGAGGTCTCGGCTTTGTACCTTGGTCAGCAGGATATTTTTTCGCTCAGAGATCTTGATGATAGCGTGTCCGTCAAAAAACGTATAGTTCTCACCTTCGTCTTTAACTTGGAGCTGTATGTAATGCCTGATAGGACTTCCATCCAGACCTTTCTCTTGCAGTAGATTTACAGGTGTATTAGCTTCTACTAGTTTCTTGATATTGCTATCTCTATCGGTGAGATTATACCTGGTTTGAAGCTTATAGTCAGGTGAACCATTGACGATCTCATCCGCCATCCTTAACACCGCTTGTTTTGTTCTCCAGGTGACTATACGCTCTACGATCCTCGCTTTTTTCTGGAGATACGCCTTGGGGTTTCTTGTTCGGTCTATAAGGTTGATTCGGGGGATGTATGTAAGAAGTGACGATGGGTCCTTACCCTTGTATAACTCACCGATAACCCGTTTGATGGCATACCCCTTATAATCCCTTGGAGCCAGGGAAGGCAAGGTTTTCTTTGACAATTCACCGGTCACGTTTGCGAATATCCTAGGCTTGTTATTTTGAGGCTCCCTGATCGGTGAACCTATGATATTTAGTTTTTCCATTAGTTATATGATATTTCAAAATCCTTTATTGCGTCTATGAGTACTTGTGTCACTTTGTCCTTGAGGGTTTCCATATCTTCCCCGTTGGTTGAGTTTATGTTCACGCTACCGATGAGGGATTGGATATTGATAGTGATCACTTTGGGTTGTGTCCCTTTGGTTTTTCCTACACCACTGTAAGCTCCTCCATACCCTATATCGCCCTCACTTAAGTCTCCTTCTGTCCTGATATCCTTTGTGGTCTGGAGTTCGGACATGTTAAATAATTCTTTGATCTCCCCTAACGCCGAGATCAATGGATTCAAAAACCATCCTTTCGCACCAAGTTTTCTGAGGGAGGACATCACGGATCTGGCGGTTGTTGCGGCACCTTCCTTATCCTCGTACACGATATCTCCGGAAGGCGCTATTACATGATACCCTAGACCTTTTTGGCTAAGGTCATAACCTGTTAGGTTCTTTATGAGATTGATTGATTCGTTTTCGCTTATAGGTAGACCGCTGGCGATCTTTATTTGGAGGTTCATCAGTTCGCTTAAAGAGTCAATACCCAAGTCTATGGATTTATTCATGGCCTCGGTGAATTGCTTGGTCTTGGCTTCCGTGTCAGCGTTAAGTTGATTGATACTATTCAATACAGATACCCCTCTTGATCTTTCCTCTTCGGTAAGGTTGGCAAAAGGACCGAAGCTATATTGGTAAGCCCTTTTTTGGCTTGCCATGTCATCGATAAGGTTAGTGTAGATCGATTTGATCTTATCCTTGCCTAAGTTCTCCATACCGATAGAGGCCATGAGGTATTGGTTGGCTATTTTTGAGCCTTCTAATTGACCTCTCTCGGACATGGCTCTCATGTATTGCGGATAAACGCTACTTTCGCCATTGAACAGCATATTCATCGTTCCTAGATCGTATCCCAATGAATCATAATATTCTGTCCCTGACAAGATTTTCTTTATATTGTTCTTTCCGCTTGCGCTGTTATTATCGTTATCCTTATCCTTGAATATTGGCAATAGGTTCTCGTATTCTTTCTCTATAGCCTTGCTTACGGATTGTGTCGTTTTCCCGGCTCCATACATGCTTATTCCTAAAGACGCTAGGGCGGTAACTGCCGCTGTGACTATGGCGGGTATTCCTCCGATAGCCGCTAACAAACCACCTCCAGCGGTCGCTCCTGATCCTCCGCTTATGGCGGTTGTTAATACCCCAGTTGCCTTGGCGGTATCAAGAAGACCTTTTGTCATGGAGGTTATGTAGGCTACTATATTTGATATCTTCTTTAATAATACGCCTCCAACTACAAAATGTTCCAGCCAATACCAGTTTTTTGATACCCATGTGGACACATTGATCAAGCCTTCTGTTATTGCGATCAATCCTGATGCTATATCCTTGAGCATCTTGGCTGTACCAGATTGTTGTAACAATAAGACCAAATTATCCAGCCCTTCCTTGATAACGGGACTGTAAGCCTCGAACACGTTCATCCCAGTCTCCGTGAATTGTGACGTGACTTTATCCCATTTACCCTTGATCGTTTCTTGCTTCTCAGATGCGATACGATCCGATAGGCCGGCGGCATAGACAGAGTTTTGTATCAATTCTGGGAGTTTCATCAACTCGGCGAACACGTTGTTGGCTGCGTTTCCTCCGATCTTATCGAATAGCCTGGTCAGGTCCTGTATACTGGCATCGTTAGCTTTGAGTTGTGAGAAGATATCGAACAATGACTTTAACTTGGTTTTTCCTGTTGCTTTATCTAACTCATATAATTGGATATTATATTTTTTCAAGACCTCGGTTCCTTTTTTGTAGGATTCAATAATCTTGTCATCATTGCCCGTAACGCTGTACCCGCTACCGTACCTTTCAATCCAGCGTTTGCTAGTGCGCCAATAGCAGCCGTAGCCTCGTTGAAGGATATCTTAGCCATACTCATCATAGGGGCCGCAAATTTCATGGCTTCGCCCATTTCCAATACATTGGTATTCGTGCTGGTGGTGATACTCGTGAGGACATCCGCTATCTGTGGCATTTTAGAGCTATCCAACCCGTAGGCTGTCTGGATGTTAGTCACGATATCTGCCATCCTGTCAAGAGGAGCGTCGCCGATAATAGCGAGGTTGGCGATAGGTTTTATAGAGTTGTTGATATCCTCAATATTCAAACCCGCCATACCAAGGTATTTGGCCGCCCCAGCTACTTCCGTGGTGGTAAACTTGGTATCGACACCAACCTTGCGGATATTCCTTGACATATCGGAAAATCTCTGGTTAAACGTGGTGATAGCGTTATCCGTGGCTTTCAGGATACTCCGTACGGTTGTCATGATATTCTCATACTCGGCAGCATCTTTCGTGATGCTCATGGCCCCCATACCTATAGCGGCTGCTCCGATCATGTTAGGGAACGGGAAACCAGCGGCATACATTACGTCAGCCATTCCGAACAATCCCCTCGCTCCGTTCCCAAAACCACGGGCGACCCTGTTATTACCATTTTTAGGGACATAATCCCTACTATTCCCTCTCGGGGTAGAGATTATTGATCCTGTCGTGGTGCTGGTCGTTTGATTGATTTTTGTGTTGATGGTGACAGTTTTCCCTTTTATAGCATTGATCTGGGATTGAAGGGATTTTAGCTCTTTTTTATACTACCGTCAATAGTATATTTTATCTTCTTGGGTTTGGTGCCAATGATCCTGTTAAAATTGACGAAAGCGGAGTTGATCTTTCCCAGTTCCTTTCTCAAGGTTTCTAAACTTGATATGATGGGAGGGATGGTTTTCTGTATCGTGTTTTGGAAATCACTGATACTTTTAGAAGCTTGTGCCCCGTTGATGTCTATGTTGTACCTGACGTTGTAATCCATGTTATAGGCTTTGGTTATTGTTTACTTAATAAAGAATAGCTTGAAGCGTAAAGACTTGATTAAAAAAGAAAACCCCTACTGACATCATGTCGGCAGGGGTTTAGAGAGGAGTATATAAAGTAGTTAAGAAAAAAGCCTAACAGATGATGTGGTTAAGACTTGCTTATGCAACCACAAAGCATCGTTGGCGATCAATGCGAAATCTTCATCTGAAATAGTGGATAGTTCTACGCTGGGAAAGTAATGACGGACAAGGGCTATATGTTGCCTTAGCCACTCGTCATCCCTTACTTGCCAGCGATCGAGAAATTTGCGACCTTGGCTTGGCGGGAACCAATGATATTGACCAGTTTTGTGGACAGGCCATACAAGAACAAGGAATCATCATCCACCAGTTCCTTATCTCCTTGGATAAACGTGTCATGCGCCAATGATCGGACAGCTGCGATTTCGTCTTTCTTTTGCAATTGTACGAACTTACTGAACGCGATGAAATCCGGCTCTCTGAAATAAGCGATATACACATCCTTGTCATCGTATTCGTCGCCGAACACCACGATAGGGTAGACTCTTTTGTTTTCTTGGGATCTTGTTTTCTGATTTCCTCTAAGGTTTTCTTGATAGTTTCTTCTTGAGCTAATGTAAGCTCTTTGCTTTCTTCTGTTTCCATAAAATTGTCTTTTTTGTTGTTTATGAAAGAATAGAAGGTCAGTGATGGAATTGTTTAATGTAAAAAAGGGCCATGTGTTATTTTTCACACGGCCCTTTGGCTTATAAATGTTTTATGTGGTTAATGTATCGATTCCTCCCGGATTAAGATCGAACTCCTTGGAAAGATCGGTATCATCTTGTTTCGCTTCCATTCCATCCTCGGAGAAGATACATTTCTGTAAGGGGTGGTCACGGTTCGTCCGTCATCTGGATGAGCGAAATGAACGATCAAGTCGAACTCTCCAAGTCCCATCAACGTACCATCCGGAGAAGCCTCTTGGAACATCACCTGGGTGGCGTAATCAAGCTCGATAGAAGCCGTGTACGTCCAGTTTCCATAACCTCGTGAGATGGGTTGTGAACCTATACCGTAATTAGACTCAACCTTTCTTTTCCGTTCCCATTTGACTGCCTTGATTCCGTAAATCGCCTCGGACGATGAGGCGAACCCGAAATAGATCTCGATCATGGACCAGTCATAAGCACGCCCATTAATAAGCGGTGTTGTACTATCTGCCATATTTGTTGTTTTTAAGCGTTAGTTAAAGCGAATCCTTCCTCAACAATGATTTTCGATGTCACGCCGACTGGAACGATTGCGTATATTATTTTTAAGGTGTCAGTCAATAGAATGTTCTGGTTGGAGGAGACTAACACGCTGTATCCAGAGATCTCGCTATTGCCTTCCATCGTGCTTAGGATGTTCTTGACAACATTCTGGTATTTTTTTATCTCTATCTCTGCTAGATATCCTGTCTTTGGATTTACCAATACCGGTGAGTTTAAGTAAGGAAGGAGAGCGTTTCTGATCGCACGTCTTGATTTGTCTATGGTCCTGTTTCTGGCGATAGTCCTATAATCGCTATCTGAGCAAGTCCTGTCCTTGGAGAAATAGGTGCCGTTCGCTCTCCCTGCGTATTTGATCGGGAAAACATACCCTTTTTCCTCTATCTCGTCGATTTGGGCTGGGGATAACGCTTCAAATTGTAGCATGCTGATAAAATCATCTCCTGTGTCATTTAGCTCGATATTGCCAAAGCCGAACTCGATATCGCTCATATGTTTGGAGGTTAGGTTGAATTGGTTAACCCAAGCGATAGACTCGCAAACCTTTGCTTCGGCTACGCAACCTAACGCGACACCAACGCAACCGATAGAGGAATGTTTCGGATTAGCGATTTGCATCTGTCTTAACAAATCCGATCTACCTTGACCTAACAACGCTGTCACGCACGGGAAATCGCCTATGCAGGACGGGATCTTTTTTAGGTCGATGGTTTTGACTGCCCCGGTGGAGTCTGCTGAAGAGGCGTTACCCGTTAACAATACTGATAACGGGCGATGCTCGTTAGCTAATTCCTCCGCTACCGTATTGATATCGGAAACAAGGTTGAGCGAATAGTCATCCTCTGAGCTGGACGCTGTGGACCAAATGTTTTGAGATGTCCATACCCCCAGTTGCTTGATGTCTCCATTCGCTACGGATTGGATGGTCTTGATAGCGTTCCAGTTCTTAGAACAATCGGCGAACATCACGTACAACGATCCATCCGGTTTCATACGGAAGAACTCCGAGATGTGAAAATAAGGGATACCGTAAAAGAAGTTGTTTTTTTCTTGCTCAAATTCAGTGATACCTAATCCAATCGCCTCATTAACGGAAAATAACTGGATCACGTCACCGATCTTTATGCTGGGTGGCATCTGGGTTTCGACTGGTAGGTTGAATATCAATCCGCTGATATGATCGTTGCCAACAGAGGTTGGCGTGAGATTGCCATCTTTTCTGATGAAAGATACTGTTCCTATTGCCATGTCTTACTTGTTATAATAGGGGTTTTCGTATAAGTGAGCGTTTGGTTGTTGGCTTGTATAAGCCTCGCCCTTGCTGTCTATATAAGGTTTCTCATATCCAGGATACATCTTCAATATCCTGTCAATGTTGTCGGGAATAACTTGAGGTGCTGGAGTGACAAGTTCGTTACCTTGTTCCTCTACAGGTTCGTTGATAAGCTCCTCAATGGGTGACTCTGTTTCTTTCTTGATTCTTGCCATATTTATGTGTATAAAAAAGGAGCGAGGCTTGGCCTCGCCCCTTCTTTATGATTATTGGGTTATTTTTTAAGTTAATTTGTAAGCTGTCCAAACGACAATCTCTGCTGGACGAACGATATTAACGTCCATCTTCATTTTCATCTGGAAGAAGTATAACTCGGAGTTGGCTTGTAATCTGTCGATCTTCAATACCTCCGTATCGTTAGCATAATCGACACCCATCCACAAGTTAGAGTCCATTCCTGTACTGAAATTACCAAGAACGATCGTGCTCTCCGGGATTCCGACGATAGGAACGATTCTTTTGCCCTTGAACATGTATTTGTTGACTTGGGTATTGTCATTGTACTTGAATTGCTTTGAGGTCACGTATTGATCATACAAGTCCCAATAGCCCCAGTCCATGATATAAACTAAATTGTTCTTTCTGATTTGGTAAGGGCATTTTTGCCACATCGTGTACATGGCGGATTCTATGTTCTCGCCAGTCTTCAACTCTGTGTCACCAGCGTTAATTACGGTCTCGCCGCTCACGTTCTCCTTTAAGTTCTTTAATATGCGATAAATCGCCCCATCAAAATACTTATAAGAACCGGAACCAAGCTCAATTCCGTTTTCAGGTTTTGTGAATGTACCATCTGCGCCAGACGTTCCATCCTTAACTGATTGCCAAATAGCGTCTCCGATGAAAGCGTTCTTCTTGTCCATCAACAATCGCAACATCGTCGCCTGTACTTTCGGGTCAAGCTCACGGAATACCAGATTACCATCCGGTTGAGCGAACTTCCAGTATTTCTCGAAGTCACGGGGATTGAACTCTAGGTAGACCATGAAATCCTTCGGTTCCAGATAACGTTCACGGAACGTATATGTTCCTTTGGAATCCGTAGGGCTTGTCGGCGTAGGCTTGTTGTCTTGGATGATGTCACCCAAGCTTACGGATGGAAGGGTGTATTTGTACTGGATACCGCTCTTGATATGAATCAACCCTTCTTTATAGGTATCGTTACCTTGTGCGGTGTAGGTCAATAAATCCTCTAGGACCTCACCCGCATATGTGTTTTGAGCAAAACTTACACTTGCCATAAATTAATTGTTAAGGTTTTGGTTATTATTACTTAAGCGATCCGAAAGTGAAATCCTTACCAACAACAGCCTCGACTTGTTTGGCCATTTGAGCTTCTACTGTTTGCACGCTATCTTTCACTTTCTCCACGTTGTCCTTGTCGTTCTCGATCTCAGTGGAGATCTTGTCTCTGGCTGGGATAGAATCTAACGTCGCTTTAGCCAAATCGAAATTCTTCGTTGCCATATCGATCCAATTCTGCTTAGCGGAATCCTCGATCTTGCCAGCGTTGATTGCGTCTTGAACCATAGACTCGATCTTTTGGCTCATAGCCTTTTTCTCGGCATCCTTGTAAGCTTGTAGTTCCGCTTTTACGTTTTCCAGCTCTTTCGTTAAGTTTTGATTTTTGGTGACCTCACCGGCTTTCTCGATCTTCAAGGAGTCAATGGTCTGGTTGGCCTCGTTGAGCTTGTTCTCTACGTTGACCAGCTCGGTGATCCGAGCCATGACCTGTGGAACCTCGACTTTTTCCTTGAAACCAAGCGAAGCTACGACAGCACCAAAATTAAAATCGATAGTTTGTCCTGTATCCATATTGTTTGTTTTGGTTTTGTTCTCTACTTCCGTAGGTTCTTGTTTGTTTTTATTAAGATTAGAGACATCATTGATAGAATGTTTATTTTCCTTGTTATCAGATCCATTTGACGATAGCTCCCCACATATAGAGGTTATGGTGTCCTTGAGAAGGTGGTTGTCCGTAATACCCTCTATTGCGTTCTTGACTTTCTCTATTTTTTGTTTCGAGGTCTTTAGTACGTTCTCAACCGGGATGATACCAGCTTTTACCGCCTCTTCTGCTGTAAAAAAAGTACCGTCGGCACCTTCTTTGCCAGACATGAGTTCCTTTACCTTGGTCTTGTTAAACCCCCATCGCTTCATGTAGATCATCTCTATCTGTTGCCTGAACGCTTTTACGTAGTCTGGCTCCCCTTCTGTATCTTTGTTATCCTCAGTTGAGTCGAAGGGATTATGGATCATAAGGATAGCGTAGTCCCTCATTAACGATTTGTCTCCAGCGGCCCAGACAATAGATCCCATGGAGGCGGCCAAGCCTTCATTTATACATTCCGTCGGTATAGAGGAGTTACGAATTACAGAGAAGATACTCATACCATAAAGCACGGAACCACCAGAGCTATTGATTAAGACCCTGATCTTACTTGGTTTGATATAACTCTCAACCCATAAAAATTCCGAATTGAATGAATTTGCGGTATATTCATCGATATCACAAAATAATCGGATGTCACAAACCTCATTCTCTTTCGCTTCTCCAACTACATACTTAAATTTAGATGTGTTCATTGGTTTTGTTTTTACGTCATTTTACAAAAGAATAGATAGGGTATAAGAAATATGTTTTTTTGATCTTCACGTATCTTCTTTTTGGGCGTATAGATCATGTTTGGAAATAGTTGATAACAAAAGTTAGTTAACTTCTGTTAAAACGGGGGGGGTAAAAGTGTTAATTTGTATTTTTGCAATCTACAATATGTTTGGAGAATATTTCTCCGTTCCATTTTAGATAGAATGAATCGGAGAAATGGAAGGTGATAAAATATGTTGGGATGAAAAAAATTTTTGTATATTTTTTACTAACCTGCTTGTCGATGACTTTAGCTCATGCTCAAGGCATGCCCTTAGGAAAGGACTCTCTTTCGGATAATAGGATATCCGTTACGGTGAAGACTAACGCCATGGCGTTGGGTATGCTGATCGCTAACGCCGGGGTAGAATTGGGATTCGGTGATCGTTTTTCCTTGCATATCCCCCTTTATTACTCTGGTACCAATTATTTTTCGTCACATACGAAGTTTCGTATCTTGGGTACGCAACCAGAGTTTCGTTACTGGACCCCCTTACTGAAAGGATGTTTCGGTGGCGTACATCTGGGAGTGGCATCATGGAATTTCGCCTATAACAGGCGATGGCGCTATCAAGATAAGGACGGCTCTACACCTGCTTTGGGAGGTGGGGTATCGGTGGGATACCGGATGCCGATCGGAGCGGCCCGTCGCTGGGGGATGGAGTTCTCGTTGGGTGCTGGATGTTATCGCTTGCATTATGACAAGTTTCGAAACGAGTCGAACGGAGCCTTGGTGGAAAGCCGCCAGAAGACCTTTTTCGGAATCGATCAGGTAAATATTTCAATTACTTATACATTTGGGAGAGGAGGTGAGTCATGAGACTTTTTTCCATATATCCTTTTTTTATGATCCTCCTATCCCTATTCTTGTTCGCTTGTGACGTGCATGAATGGCCAGATGAAACTCCGGAACCTCCAAAACCGGGTCATGTATCGGTAGAGCTTCGGTTGGATTTCACCTTAGATCGGGCCGAGCTTCCAGATTATAAAACTATCGTTGTCGGTGCGACTCGGGCTGCGGATTTGCCTTCGTATGAGACACGTTACCAAGTTCGTGTTTTCCGGATGGGGGCCGATAGCCTTTTCGAGACCGTCCCTTGTCAAACGCTCTCGTTTAGTCATGCGGAGATAGAGTCCTTGGGGTATCGAATGACCCTTGATCTGCCAGAGGGTGATTATCGTTTTATGGCGTGGGCAGACTTTGTTGAGCCAGGCGGCAAGAGCGATCTCTTTTATGATACGGAGGATTTCGCCTCGATCGAGTTACGGGGTGAACATGTGGGGAACAATGATTTTCGAGATGCTTTTCGGGGTGTTTTAGAGACAGGATTATATACAAGCATAGATGGAAGCCGCCAGAAGCTAACGGTCAATATGTGCCGTCCATTGGCGAAGTTCCGTTTCGTGACCACGGATGTTGAGGAGTTCAAGGAGTATTATTTGAGGTCTATCTTGCAAAACGCCACCCCAGGGAAGGATGAGTTGAAGGATGCGATTGATATGACCAAGTTCCGGATCGTATTCTTGTATGATGGTTTCATGCCCTCTACATACAATATGCACACGGATCGACCGGTGGATGTGCGAACAGGAGTGTCGTTCCCCTCGGTCTTGACTGATATAAAGGATGGTGAGGCCATTATGGGTTTCGACTACGTGATAGTGGGAGAGGGTGACGCTGGCGTGAGCGTAACCGTGGCTTGTCATGATGAGAACGGCAAGCGACTCTCCGGTATCGATGGTATCAAGGTGCCGCTCCAAAGAGGCAGACTCACCACGGTTAGGGGTAATTTTCTCACCACACGATCTTCTGGTAACGTGCAGATCGATTCCTCTTTCGATGGAAAATTTGACATAGAGATTAAATAACAATATTAATTAATTTAAAACGACTAAGCGAATGAAACGATGTTTTTATTCAATGATGGCGGCAATGGCATTGTTGCTGTTATCGGCCTGTTCCAGCGATGACGAGCTGTCGCAAGGAAATGGCAACGAGGCGCTGGTCTCCTTCAACGTCGAGCTGTCCGGCGGTATGCAGAACAAGGCGATTAGCGATGGAACGACGGCGAAGAATTTGACCGTCCATGTGTTCGATGAGAACGGAACCTATCTGAGTAAATTAGACCAGGCGGTAGAGTTTCGTGAGAAGAAAGCCTCTGTCTCTATTAATCTTGTGAAGGGTAAGACTTATAATTTTCTCTTCTGGGCAAGCATTAAGGACAATAGCCCTTATTCGTTTGGAGCTGATGGTAAAACCATCACTGTTAACTATGATGGCGCGAAGGCCAATGACGAGAGCCGTGACGCATTCCTTGGTGTAGTAAAAAACAAGGTGGTCGAGGCTTCTTTTGAGGAGAGCGTGACATTGAAACGTCCCTTCGCTCAGATCAACTTCCTTACGGACGATATCGCTGACGCAGGTAAAAACGAGCTGACCATTGACGAGAACACGCACTCTTCCATCACCCTCTCCAAGGTGGCTACTACCTTGAACCCCTTCACCAACACGGTGGGTGGTTTCACGGAGGCAGAGGTGATTTTTAGCGAAGCGGTGATTCCTGCGTTATCGGAGACGGTCACGATGGGTCTCGCTCCCGACGCGAAAACGTACAACTACTTGGGTACGGCCTATTTCTTGGTGCCCGCCGAGGGAGAGAACCCGGATGCCGGAAAAGATAAAGCCATCTTGAACTCCGCTACCTTAAAAATCAAGGATATCAACGGGGAGGGACTGAAGGTGGAGAATGTTCCGGTTCAATGGAACTACCGTACCAATATCTACGGTAGCCTTCTTACCGCCACTGGCAATTTCAATGTTACGATTGTACCGGATTATGATGGAAGTCATAATGAGGAGGTAAAGACCAAACAGGTAACCACGGTCGATCAAGTGGACGAGGCGATCCAAAGTGGAGCTACCGAGGTGATCGTAACCGAGGCTCCGAAAGAGGATGCCACCATCACGATCCCGAAGGTATTCGAGCAAGACAACGAGACAGCAGTCTCTATCTCCATCCCGGCGACGACGGTTGCGATCACGATTGAAGAAGGTACTCAAGAGACTCAATCTGCCCCGAAGGAAGTTACTATCACCGCTCCGACAACGAGTAATCTGACGATTAACCTTCCGAACTCAACGGTGACATTGAACGGCGAAAGTTACACGATGGTAACCGCTACAACTGCCGATAATACCTTGATCATTCCCGAAGGAGTCAAGGTAGAGAATCTTACGGTTAATAAAGGTAACGTGGAGATTTATGGAGATTTAGCGGTGAAAGTTACAAAAGGACCCGGTTATAAGGGTACGATTACCTATTTCATCTCTACGGTGGAACAGTTGCGTGCTCTCGCCACTGAAGTTAATGGTGGCACGACTTTCTCTGGTATGCAGATTAAGTTATCTAATGATATTGATTTGAAGAGTGAGGAGTGGATGCCGATTGGAAGAAGCGATAAGGCTTTCCAAGGAACTTTTGATGGTTGTGGTTATACGATCAGTAATCTATATATCAATACCCCAGCTCATGATATTGGGCTGTTCGGATATACCTCTAATGGAAAGGTGATGAACTTTACGCTTCATAATGCGTATGTAAATGGAAAAGGAAAACAAGAAGTCGGAGCCATTGCTGGTTCGCCCTTTACTTCTTCCTATTCCAACATTACGCTAACTGGAAACGTGAAGGTTGAAGGCTATAGTTATGTTGGTGGTATGTTCGGTAAGCATGCCTATAAAAGTATGGATAATCTTACGGTGCGTGTAGAAGATGGAAGTTACGTGAAGGCTGAAAGCGGAACCTACCGTACCTATGTGGGAGGTGTGATAGGTTTTATGGGTGAAGGCAATATCACTATTTCCAATGTTGAATCAAATATTAACGTAACCGGATCGACTTGTGATGTAGGTGGCATTACTGGTATAGCTCATTATGGAAACACTTTCGAGAATTGTGTCTGTACGGGCGATGTGACGCTAGTTAGTGCAAATGATGAAGGTGATCAACTGGAGATCGGTGGTATCGCTGGCGTATGGATGAACTCAAGCTATGGTAAGGTGACTCTTCGAAATTGTAATTTTACTGGAACGTTGAAAAGCGCTCTGAATGGTGTAGACAAATCAGAAGAAGTTGCAGGAAACCGACTTACCGGACGTAAATATTCTCCTAACAGTAATGATGGGGAATTGATTATCGAATAAATTATACCAATCTGTTAGAATTATCTTTTGGGAAAATGAAATCAACGACACTCCCTCTCTTCTTAACCTATAAAGAAAAGAGGGAGTGATTCGAACGATTCTGAAAAAATAAATTTTATTAATGTGCTTTCCTCGAATTTTACGATGAAAGCACATTTCTTTTTTAGACTTGAGATCTTAGTATCTGAATTAGGTATCTACCTCAAAAGTATTGGTGGGCTTTGTATAAGATAAATATAATACTTCCTCTTATACCACCTTACAAATACATCGTCGTTCCAGAGAAAAGATTCTTATATCCCTAGTCGTTTTTCCTTTCTTCGATAGATGTTTTTTAATGAGGGAAAGGTTATGCTTCCAATATATCAATTGTGAAGGTATTGGATGATTTTATGTATGAAATTAAAATGAGTCCCCCCATACCTCCCCACAGGTACGCCATTTTCCCGAAAAAGCCGATAGTCATATCCCCGGTACTATTGTCCCTATAGCAGGTGACTACCATCAGATCTACACGCTGAATGGATGCTAAATCACCTTTGTTTATTTCTATCCAAAAGCGATTCCCGTCTTGGGCCGCCTTGACGATTTTTTTCAATCCCTCTTCACCGCCTACGGCTGTGCTGATCTCATCGCTGGTGGAGGAGCTTTGTAACGCAAAAAATTCTAAGGGAAGCTTATAACCGTAGGTATGAATGATCTTCACTTCCGGATTAGAAGAGACTTTTACATATATCAAGTCTGTACCTTCATTTGTTACGGGAACAGCGTATGATATCCAAGATTGAACAATAAAGTTAATAGAAGACACGGGGATTTTGCCAATCGTACCTTGATTTTTGATGAAGGTTTTTTCCCTTTATATATTGCGTCGGAAATATTTTTCACGCCTTCACTCCCTCCAAGTTTGCTCAAGATATTCTCCTTAGATTCTGTGCTTTTGATCGAGGCAAGATTGGAAGGCAAATAATACTCATCATCCCCGCTTTCCGTAACCTTGCAAGAAAAGGCATATGTATTCGTTTCATCTATTGTACCCGTTATTATTGTGGTGCGAAGTTTTCCTGGGTTGTGGATATAAGATAGTTCTAAGGTAGCTGTCGTTTTCGTGCCCTCTTGTATATAACTACCGTTTACGAGACATGATTTATTACCGATAAAAATTTGATCATTGGTATTTATGGATTAAAACAGGAAATTTCAAGAAGGTGAGAGCGGTTTTAGCTGGATTAAGAATATCTCAAAATGAGTTCTTAAAGTTAAATGAGGCCCGAAAAGAATTACTTAAATTGCAAAAGGCAACTAAAGATGAGGATGAAAAGGACAATCTGAGCGATGCCATAGACGCTTTGGAAAACTTGGATGATTTATTTTACGTAGCGATTGATTCCCTTGAAAACATAGAGGAAGACGATTAGGTATCTGTAAATTGCTTGCGTCATTTTTTAATACTACTTTTGAAAACCTAAAATTTGTAATATGGACAATATAAATATCATAAGAGCTGCTTATGACAGCGCTAAAAAGACCGTACTTCAATAGTGTTTTTTAGAGTAGGAATATTCTATATAACTGTATTTGATGACGCAAAATTGGTTGGTGAGATTCTTGGTTTGACAGTTAAAACAAGAGAATGTGACGGATGTAGCATGAAATATTTATCTTTTGATGAAGATGAGTTGTTTGGTATAGTTCGAAATTTAAATTCACATTCTATTATCCCTTGTACTATTATTGAGACTGAAGAGTTTGATTTTTAATATGTTATTTTGTTATGAAAATATTGAAGATAATAAAAGGTTTGCTGATTCTTCCGTTTAGGATACTTTGGATTTTAGGATACGTCTGGGGGCATTCTTCCCCAGTTCAAAAAAGACAATTCCAAAGTGCCTTTTGGTGGTCCATTATCTTATTCGTGGTTCCAATTTCGAATATGTGGAGTAGTTGTCAGTGGAGACCGATTGTGAAAAAACGTAATGCCTTGATAGAAGTGAATTGTAAGGGAGCAAAACATTTTTCAAACCAAGAGATTGAGGAGAATTATCAATACGGGCTTAAGAATGGCTGGTTTGATGATCATCCAGAGTTGAAAAATTTGTAGAAAAAATTATATGTATGCTATGTAAAATTATTAATGTGATTCGTTTGTTGTTATGCTGTTGAATAATAGTATTTTATAACTTTAATCTTATAAAATACATTACTTTTATTGGAGATAATTTTATATGTAATTGATTGGTTTTAATTTTAAAAATGTGATTTTTTATTGGAAAAATAATCGTGATTTTATTTGTTATTTAAATTTTAAATAGCTTATCTTTGCGGTGTAAAACCAATAAATAATATGAGACAATGGTACAAGAAGAAAAGAAAAATAAGTTTTTTGATACTCTTCTTAAATTTAAGGAGAGCGAGATAAATGGAGAGCTTGTTGGTTTTGTTTATGCTAATAAGGATGGAAAGTTATTTGGAACACGTGAAGATGATCCAGAACATAAGGACAAGAAAATATGCGTATTATCTGAAAATATAGACAAATCTTATATTGAGCCAAACTTATTATATAAGGTATCACTTTCTAATATGCCTAATTATAAAGGATATATTGTAGAATCTGCTCATCTTGTAAAATATAAGGCAAGGGTGTGTGTCTCAAAAGATATATGTAAGGCGATTTTGAGTTTTGGTAATCATAAAATTTATTATGATCCGTTTAATGGGAAGAGCGATAAGTCAAATACTCAAGGTGGAGCTTTAAGTGTGGTAAAAGGGATTAAAAATATATCGAATAAAAGGAGGCGATTTCAAGTTTTAAAAAGCGATCAAATCTGTAGATGCGCATATTAAAAAATTCCAAAAGTAAAAGTGGAGACGTTGATCTCCCCGAAATGTTTTTATCAGACCATAATAACCTTTGGTAATAAAAGATTATATATAACCCATTTGACGGGTACCCGCACGAGTCTGATTTAAATATGGTATTGAAACGGATAAATAAAATGTTAAGTCTGTGGATAAACAAAAATTAAGGATGACGTGTTGCGAAGCGCTAGGAACGTAAACCGGCACATGGAAGCGGATGGTTTTATATTACCAAAACAAGTTGTCTGATAATAGTAAAGACACCATGAGTGAGATTCCGGTAAAGGGTATTACTTGTGATGCGGCCCATTCGATGAAGAAGGGTATCACGGAATACCAAGCCCACGATCTAAGGTCTGGAGATCGTCTATTTTATAAAAATCTGGGAAATCAGACTGTAAATATAGGTGAGTTCTTGGCGATTGTAGATTCGATCAAATATATCATAGAGAATGATTATCCAGATAAAATCATATATAGTGACAGTATAACCGCAATCACCTGGATCAAGAACAAGAAAACATCATCCAATAAACGTAACAGTGATTTAAAGAAAGCCGAGATATTCCTCCGGATTATGTCTTATTGGGTTGATAATATAGAGATCGTTCATTGGGATAATAAAAATTGGGGTGAAATCCCTAGTGATTTCGGAAATAAGTAATTAATCATAGAGTCCACATTTTGAAGAGGATTCATCATATTAAAAACAAAATTATGAATATATTTAGTGAATGGTGGCAATTCTTATTGGTTTTTATATCTGCGTTAGGCTGTGCGGCTTTTTTGGCTGGAGCCAATAGTGATAACGATGATGATTTAAATAATTTGATGCCGAAGTAGTGTTTTGGTGGAAATAGTTTAACGGTAGAACAACAGAGCTAGCTCTGGATATACTGGTTCGAATCCAGTTTTCCTCCCTTGATTGAATGTATAATATGTCTTTTTTCATTGTTCCCTACCGGTTCGTGAGAATAGGTGGGATTTCTTAAAAAGGAGGGTCGTTGTACCCCTCCTTTAAATAAGAGACTATGGGGATTATCCCATTTTCAATAAAAAACGTTTCAATTGAGCATAAGTAATAAAGAGATTATCTCTTTTACAATCTGAACAACGAGATACATTGATTGTAGAATACTTACGTTTAAAGCCCAATTGTCTTTTTGGTTAAGGTTCATACTGCAAAAGTATGAAAAATTATCAAACCACAATGAGCCTGTGAAGGTGTAAGTGGTAAAATGACTGGATGGCGAAATTGGTATACGCTTCAAGAAAACTAAGGGACTTTTAATCCCGTACTGAAAGTGTTAACGTAAAGACGAATTTAGTAAGTGCAAAGTTCTTGAGATGTGGTACGTAACACAATAGAGGTTCGAGTCCTCTTCCAGTTACTATTTTAAAAAAGAGGATAGCTTGTGACTACCCTCTTAAGTTCATCGTTTATTAGGATCGCTAACTAATAAACAAAGCGCATTAAATGCGATCAAGTTAAAGAGTTATTAAGCAGGTATGGACATTAGAAATCTAATGACTTCTATAATGATCATAACAATGCAGTACATACATTGTAGGATGTCCACGTTCGAGACCTGTCTTTCGTCATCTTTGTTTGACATATTACAAAGATACTAAAAATCCACAATGAATCCGTGAGGACGTAAGTGGAATCGTTCCCTTAGCTCAGTTGGTTAGAGCAAGACACTCATAATGTCAAGGTCATCGGTTCAAGTCCGGTAGGGAACACTATACGGTAGTTTCGAAGTCTCAAATAAATCAATTAACTAATTTATTAACAAATCATTCATTATCCGTCCTCCGAAAAATCATGAGACTGGCGATGAACCGGTTCGATCCCGGTACTACCACAAATCTTAAAAACAAAATTAGATATGAGACAGACGATAGAAGATGCGGCAAAGGATTACGCCATAGGTAAAACGTTTTTTCGCAAGAATGTTCTCAAAGAAGTGGATGATGACTATGTGCTTCGCAAAGATAATTGTCGTGAGGACTTCAAAGCAGGTGTTGAATGGGAAATGGCAGAAGCTATTAATGCTCACTGGAAAAGTTGTCCAAACCTCTCTAAAGACAATGACCTGATGTGCGATCATTCATTAGACTGCAATCAGAAATGCGAGTACATGAGGTCTTTTATTAGACTATTAAAAGAATAAGTATTAACCGAACCTTCATGGGAAAGCTCACAATTAAAACAAAGGTAAAATATGATAATTGGAATTGATTTTGACGGAACATGCGTTAAACACGCATTCCCATCGATAGGGGATGATATCGGAGCTGTTCCGGTATTGAAAGAACTAGTGGATAATGGTCATAAGCTTATCCTTTTTACGATGAGAAGTGATATAGATGATCCTAAATCCTCAGATTACAACATTCATCCAGAAGGAGGTGAATATCTAACGGATGCGGTGAATTGGTTCAAGAAAAACGGTATACCTCTTTATGGTATTAACGAGAACCAAACCAATCATCTTGGACAACATCCCCAAAGCCGTATTGTCATATGTATATTGATGATGCTGCGTTAGGATGTCCTCTTATTCAGGAACCGAATCAAAGAGCTTATGTTGATTGGTATACGGTTTGGAAATGGCTAAAGGAAGATAAAATCATATAATACAGATAATGAATCATTTTTATAGAATATCCGCATTGATTCTGGGTTTTCTCTTGGTTTTGATCACTGTTAAATGTGAGTTTGATCCAGCTGGTGCGTTTTTTATTGGACTGAGCGGAGTCGCTATGATGTTTTATGGTTTAACTAAACATATAGACATATGAAATATATATTGCTAGCCTTGTTTGTTGCGCTTGTTTGCTCTTGTGACAACTATATTCCATGCGTTAAAGAATATAATAGTGATACCAAGGCTTTAAGTAAAAAGGATTCCATCAATAACAATGGAAATTCCTCTATCATCATCAATATCGATTCTACCAGTCATGATTTCAATTACATAATCAATATACCCACGGAATAGGATGAAAGATTATAGAGAGATCATTCTGGATAGAAGGACAAAGATTATCAAGGATAACAATCCTATCTTTATCGTATATAAAATGATGAGAAAGATTCCTTATCGTAGTTGTATAGGGACCATGAGGTATCGTTGGTTCGAAGTCTCTAGGGTTTACTCGGATACGGTAATGGAAGAATATAATATGTGTCGAAGGCTTGATCCTAATACTACTTATGGCGATGTTCTGGTTGGGATCTTAAATGAAAGGGCTTCTAAAAATATGCGAAAAAGAAGATTGTCGATGAAGGGTGATAATTTACTGAACCCCAAATTATGGTAACAACTTATATTTAATATAAACAAAAAATCAAAACAAATGAGTAAAGAAGTAAACACTGGAGGAATTTCTTTCCTTGGCTTATTAACAATTGTTTTTATCACGCTGAAACTCACTAACGTAATCACTTGGTCTTGGTGGTGGGTCTTGCTTCCATTGTGGGGACCTATGGCTTTCATGCTGTCATTGGGGGGCATTGTATTGATTGGGTTAGGTGTATTAAGCCTGATGAGAAAATGAAAGTAGTATTCTCATGTTTTATGGGTTCTAAAGATAATCATGAACCGGCTTATACGGTAAGAGAGCAAGCGAACAAGCTTTTTGCCGTATATCATGGAAGCCACCCTCTGCAAAAGGATATCGTTAATCTTCCTGCGGCGGTAAATATAATTATGAACAAGATGAATATTTGGAAGGAGATATAAAATTCAATGAGATCTTGATAAAATAGGGGGAGATTTGTGCTCTCCCCCCTAAACACTGCTTGCAGAGCTTATAAAAACATTGGGTGAGTTATATGCAATATCGATGTTTTTTTGTTTACAAGGTACAAGCTCAATCAATTCAATACTGTTGCAGTGCTATTAGAGTATCTCACCCAACCAATCAATGATCGTATATAGCTTTTTGAAGTAATACACGATGTTGATTATATCCTTGATACTCTTTCTAAAAATAGCACATGATTTACTGAATATCATGTTCTCTGCAAAAGTAGTGATTTTATCAAGATCTCTTGTTTTTACAAGATACTTTATACAATAAAATAGAAACAAACAAATGCTAAATGACAAATTCTTTCTGGATGTAGCCTCCAGATTAGCCGAGGAGAGCCATTGTATCTCCCTTCATGTAGGGGCTGTGATCGTAAAGGACAAGCGGATCATTTCGATGGGGTATAATGGTACACCTAGCGGCGCTCCTAATTGCAGTGATATGTATGAGGCTGGCGAGTTCACAAAAGAGCAACATCACCAGTGGTCGTTATCCAATGAGATCCACGCTGAGATGAATGCGTTGATGTATGCGGCAAAACAAGGTATCTCCGTCGATGGGTGTACAATGTATGTTACTCATCAACCCTGTGATGAGTGTGTCAAGAATATCTATCAAGCAGGAATAAAGAGGGTGGTTTACTTATACCCGTACAAATATTCCTCTTCAGATAACGTGATACTGAAACTAGATATCTCCATAGAGAATTTCGAGGATAAAGAACATGACACTAAGCTTGTTGAGTTAAAAAATAAACTCTATGAGCTTCAAGTGGCTTATAGAGCAAATATGAAGTGTGGAAGAGGGATCGTCTGTCAAAGATTGGCGATACAAATAGATAAGCTATTAGACGAGTTTAAAAATTATAAAGATGGAACACAAGGATTATCAGAAAATTAATACGATCTACAAGAGAGATCAAGATGGTAGATTGATATTTGGCGATTGGAGTTTGCCAGAGTTCGAGTTCTTGAAGGATTGTAAATTCAGGGCTGAGGAAAAGATCGATGGAACAAATATCCATGTTCGGTTCAATGGTGTACGTGTTGAGTTTGGAGGAAGAACCGATAAAGCCAACATTCCTCCTCATCTATTGACAAAGTTAGAGGAGTTGTTCACTATCGATAAGATGAGAAAAGCTTTTCCTCCGGAGAATGGAGATGATTTTGATACGCCTTATGCGGATGTTATTCTATATGGAGAAGGATACGGTATGAAGATTCAGAAAGGTGGAGGCCGCTATATCAAGGCTGGGGTAAGCTTCATTTTGTTCGATGTCAAGATTGATAAATGGTGGTTAAGGAGACCTGATGTAGAGAAGATAGCTGGCGATCTGGCAATCAAGGTAGTTCCTGTGATCGGTTATATGACATTCGAGGAAGCGATTGAGTATGTTAGTAATGGCTACAAGTCATTGATCGCTGAAGATACTACATATGATGCTGAAGGATTAGTCTTGAAGACTGATTTAGGATTGCTTGATAGGAGCGGTCAAAGGATTATTGCGAAGATTAAAGCTAGGGATTTTAAGAAAACATATGAAACAAAAAAAATTATAAGAACCCCAACCTGTCAACTGAAAGCAGTCTAATCAAAGGGCTGGGGTGGTATTGTGTAGGAGAATTACCTACATAAAAAGATTCAACGAGGACAAAAATAGTAATAAAAGTCAAACTATATGTGGGTTTTGCAATAATTTTAAAATTTGGTACATCTACATTAGGTCAGGTAAGACATTATAATTGATGGTTTGGTTAAATTCGGTGTTTTTAATGTAATGGTTAGTTTATTATACAAGAAAATAAAAAGATTTAAATGGTTGAACGATCTATTCCTCTAAGACATGTATTCCTATATCCTGAAGGAAGGATCACGAAAAAAGAGCTGATCGATTTCATCCTAAAGGAAACCGAAGGATTCTCAGATGATGACTTGGTTAGCTCCATTCATATGAGATTCTTAATGATAGGAAAGGCTATCGTGCGTGAAATACCCTCCGAACAAGACCTTTAGGACATTGATATTGTGAAGTAAACTCATCTATGCGTGCTTCTACGAGATTGAAGATTTCATCATGTTCACAACCATGATAAATATAATTACGTCCTATAGTGAACTCGCATTTAGGTTTTCTACCGCATACTGGGCATGGAATATCAAACGCTAGCGCTACCCGTTCCCTGTATATGTTTATATCATCCAT